GTTCATGATCCTTTGTACGTTGGAGTGACGCCTCGTCGGTTGCGAGTCTAGGCTCTTCCCTTCGGAGCAATCCATCAAATAAAAGTTGTGTGACGGGCGAAAATCCGCCTATCACCGCTGCCAAAAATTAAGCTGAAGCAATGCACTATCGGCCCTGCTGCGATACCGACGACAAGTCCTGCCGCCACCGAACCGTAAAGACTGCCTACATCTCTTTCACCACCTCGTCCTTCTTCATCAACGGGCAGCACACGCCGGGTCTTCACCTCGCTCCTGCGCGCCCCAATGCCTCCGACAAGCGGTCCCGCCCGGTGATGGCATCCAGCCGCTCCCGCAGCTTCGCCCGCGCCATCCGCTCCAGCTGTGCCTGCGAAGGCCCCAACCTGCGGATCGCACCCGGCACCGACATGCGCACGTAATCTACGATCTCGCCGATTGCCCGATCCGGGACGGCAACAGCCGGGTGCTTCTGTAGCGTGTCGATCAGCAGTTCAGCACCGCTATGGAGAGCCCGGTGCAGCGCCTCGCGGTGCTTGGCCTCGATGTCGATTCGCCAGCGTTCAGGCAGGCGGCGGAAAAACCATCCGAGCGCCCCGAGGATCAGCCATGCGGCATAGTCCACGATGATCGGCTGCACGATGTTCTGGATGCTGTCGATGATGCTCATGGTTTATCCTCCAATAGCTGAGAGACAAAGTTTCTGTTCGGCTGCGCGCCGGTTCACGAGGCCCTGCACCACCTGGCCGCCTGCCTTGTTCCATCGTGGGAGCTCATTGCAGGCATCCAGCCATCGGCCAGCATTGGCGCGCTTTGCGAGCGTCGAGCTGCATGCGGCACCGGTGCCCACGTTGTAGGACCAAGAGGTGAGCGCGACCTGGACGCCTTCGGGCTGCTGCGAGAGAGAGGGAATGCATGTGACAAGCGGGGTATAGTAATCCGTCAGGGCGTCGATCAGCATCTCGCTGCACTCGGCCGAGCTGTATCGATCACCTGCCTTCACCCCCCGCGTCTCGCCATAGCAGACGGTCCAGACAGGCGGGCTGGCCACGCGATCGAGATAGGCTTCGGTGCGCTCCCCTTCCCAGGGACCGACGAAGGCCGCAACAGCGGCCAGGATCGCGGCAGTGCCGGTTGTGATCGTCGCCTTGCGTTTTGTCGAGACAAGCGATTTCAACCACGCCAGAAGCGTGGACAGGAACTGAAGCATGGTGTTCTCCATGAAATGAGAAAAGCTCGCCGTTTGGCGGGCTAGTGAATGGTCTGCGACGTGACTAGGCTGGTTGTGCCTCCCAAGACCAACTCCCTGTCGGAACGGGAGGCATGGGGCCGTGGGAGGGAATTTTCGGCATGCTTCCCTCGGCCGCAGTCATTTCATTACGGACCTCTGTCGATCTTCGCCTCAATCTTGCGCAAGCTGTCGAGAATCAGGATCAGCCGCTCATCCTGCCGGGCCGTCGTGTATTCCACCGACCTGATGCGCCCTTCATTGGAAGAGATCGCTTTGGTGTTGGTGTCCTGTTGCTGGATCAGAAGCTCTGTCTGTGTGGTCAGGTCTCGGTAGGCCATCAGGCCAGCGATGCCCATTCCGGCCAGCACTATCAGGTTGCCGAAGCTAATCCGGCGATCGAATTCCCAAGCCATGTGGCCTCCTTTCAGGCATGAAAAAACCCGCCGAAGCGGGTTACAGATGTCGAGTATGTTTTCGACAGCTTAGGCGAATGTCACAACGCTTCTCACGCGTATTTGGAGCGCGGGCGTTCGATTCTGATTTGTCTAATTTCTTCCATCAGAGCTTCCAGCATCGCCAACCAAAAGGCCGAATTCATCCTAGCCTTTTGCCGCTTAAAGACACCATCGGCGCCATCGCCCACTTGCTTCGTACCCTTGACGCGGTACTTCACTTGCGTCGACATCCCACCGTTCAGCGTGAAATTAGGCTGTCTTAGCAGAGTTGCCGAAAGATCATCGAATACTTGAACTTGGCTTGCCCCTATCATATCAGAATAGGCGCCGATGGGAGCAGGGTCGGGTTTACGTAACGCGCGCATTGGGTCGTGCATCAGGAAAATTGGCGCACCGTAGGCCTCGAGAATACGTTCTGTCACTCTCGGCAGCAACGTCTCGCGCCAGTAATCACGTACAGCCAGTGATCGAATTTGAGATGAGACGCCCGGATAAGCAAACGTGTGTACGAGGTCTTCGACCCTTCGACTGAAGCCCACCAAAAGGAAGACGTCAAAATCTTCAACTTCGATATTATCAAATCCGGTGTTGACGCCCAACATGGTACCAGCCAGTATGTACGTGGCGCTATACTTTTCAGTGATCCATTGGCAATCATTCCACGCGGCCTTGAGGTCTTCGGCATGCTCGTCGCCAATGATGCAGATTTTCACTTGGGTTCCCATTCGCAGCCAGCGGAACACCCCGCCACCATATCCTCGGCGCAATTATCGACACCTACCCGCAAATTGCAACCATGCTGCTATTCAATAACCGCTCGCGCCGAACCCGGCGATAGCATTGGATACTCCTCCTGTACATTGCAGATAGTAGACTTCACGACCGCGCAGCATTCTTCAGTTTGACGCGGATCAAACCACCCCGCCCTGCATCAGCGCCGCGTTGTGCAGCGGGACGCCGTCGAATGACCTGTAGTCGCCAGCGCTGTCGCGCAGATTGCCCGCGCCACCACCATAGGGAAGCAGTCCTGTCGCGGCCTTCTCGCCATAGGTCCAGCGCCAGTCCGGAGCCGGGGCGGTGCCGAGAGTTAGGCGAACTTCATTGCCGGACGCGGTGACGGATACAATAGGCACTTCGGACCCGAGATCGTCGTAAACGGTAAAGCCCTCCTGTGCCTGCTGCGGGACTTGCCACAAGGCATCCAGAACCAGCCCGTCGCGGCTGTAGGCGATGAGGATATCGTTTCCTTCGGTCCACCAATCCACCGCCCGAAGCGGAGAATAGGCCACATCAAACGTCCGCCAGAAGTATGCAGCCCGTGCAATATAGGCTCCCAGAAGCCTCGAACCCCATCCGTCAACATGGTTGTACTGAACGAACGGGGCCATATACATCGGACAGGCGACCTGGACCAACGGCGACTGATCCGAGGCGTCAAGCTGTGCCTTGGGAATGGCCCACGCCGCCTCGGCGGTAGGTGCGTAGGGCAGGCCCGAAGTGGTCTGAACCACAAACAGGGGATATTTTCGACCAGCGTCGAACCCGAGGGCGCTTAAGGCAGCCCGAGCATCGGCGTCATGGCTCTCCGCGATATTGATAAGCGCAGCCTCATAGGTCTCCTCGGGGGTTGCGGCAACAATATCGTTTTCACCCTGAATCCAACCGGAACCCAGGTAATTGAGTGTTGCTCCGATAGAGATACAGTAATTCCCTGCCGCCGTGATCTGTTCCAGCGCCCCGTTATACTCGGCGCTACCCGGCCCCAACTGAGCAATGGGTGTGCCGCCCTTGGCGGAATGGCCGATAATCATGCCTTCCGTGACATTGGTGGGCGAAGTCCCGCCCGCAAACATGATGCTATCCCGAAGCGCGTGGGCTAGTCCCATGCCGGGCCACTCGCTGTTGTTCACGGTGCTGGTCCCTGCCACAGTGAGAGGCGCGAGAAGCGTGCCCTTGTTATCGAAACCAATGGCTCCGTATCGTTGCCGAGTGGTGACAGGGGTCGTTGCAGGAGCGCCAACAGCGTTGGACTGGCCCATCAGGCCCAACATCCATACGGAGGTCAGGAATGTGGTATTCGCAGCGGCCCCGGCTTTCAGCCTTCTGGATTTCAGGGTGATTGTGAATGTGTATGAATTGGACCCCGTGCCGTTCGAGTCAGTGAAGCCGGCATCCCCTTGCCCCGCGTAAAAGCTGAACGCCGTTCCGGAGGCATTTATGCCGATAGCACCGCCGCTGCTCTGTGCACCGACATAACCACCAGAGGGGACCGAGATGGCAACGGGATATTCCCCGTATCCAGCTGCGACCTCTATTGCCTGTTCGGCGTGCCTTGTGAAGTTGATAGCGTCCGGGCTGGTCCAACTGCGGACAAACAGTGTATCGGCAACCGGCGCGAAAATCTTGAGAACATCCGTCACATGCTCGCCGGTCAACGGCGTTGATATAGCAATGTTTCCTGATCCTGCGGATGTGGCAGACGCGACAAGGGACAGGTCATCCACAGAACCGCGCTCTTGCGGTGGCCCGTCCTCGATCAGTTCGTTTTGCAGCAGGTTGATATCCGCGACCGTCTCACCGCCCGCAACCGCTTCGAATGACGGAACCGCATTGATGGCCTCGATCCATTCATTGAAGCCGATGGGGCGGGACAGGAGCCGGGCTTCCAGGGCGGTGTTGACCCGCCAGATATAGTATTCTGAGTTGTCCAGGACCCCGACCGGCAACGCGCTGCCATCAGGGTCTTTCAGGGTCACAGTGACGCCGTTCACCGTAACGGTCGGATCCGGTGCTGAGTTTGTCCCGATCGGGCTGAAGCCGAAGATCGTGTCAGCTTGTATTGCACCAAGGACCGGCGACATACTTGCTGTAATGGCGTCGGGCGTACCCTCGACATTCTCGAGATGGATAAGCCCGATCTGTTGCGCCACAAATTCAGCAACCGGAATGCGAATAAGCACACCCCAGAATGGCGCAGTTGCGAACAAGGGATCGTCGTCTTCAACAGCAGCACCGCGAAGAGCCACAACGCCGCCCTCACCCGTCATAATGGTCCCGTAACTAGCGGGCAGTGCCGCCTGGCCTGCGCTCTCCGCGCCTGCGCGTGAACCGAAATATTTGACAGCATTGGCGAGATCCGCCTTCTGCGCCAGTTGATCAAGAATATCCTGCAGTGCCTGCGGATCGCCCATGGACTGCAGGATCGACAGCAGCAGTTCGCGCAGCCGATACTTGGCCGGGTCATGAGTGCCGCTGCGCGGATCACCGATCGGCAAAGGATGCCCGACAGGTTCATTCGGCTTGCCATCACCGGTATAGCGCTCGAAGTCGCGCAGGATTTCATTGATCAGTTGAACGGACATATGGCCTCACAGCAAAAAGCCCGCGCATGGCGGGCGATTGTCGGGGTAGTTTTGGGGCAGTGTCAGATGGTGACGGTTTCCGGTCCGGCCGGCGTGGATTCCACCGAAGACGGGTTCACCGTGGTGGCCCAGTAGTAATAGGTGCCGGGTGCCAGACCCTCATCGGTGTAATTCGCCGGCTGCCCTTCCAGGCCGGCCACATTCGGCTCGACGACGATGGCCGTGCCGAAATCGCTGACCGTGTTGCGGTAAATCCGCGTGCGGTAGAAATCCGCCGCCGGGTTGATCCAGTCCAGGTAGACATCGCTGCCGGTGACCATCGCGCCGAATTGCGACGGCGGCGCCGGTGGTGTCGGATTGGCGGTGACGGTCAGGGTGCCTGCCAGACCCCAATCCGAACCCGGCTGGAAGATTTTCCGCTTCCAGCGCAGCCGGACGGTATAGGTCTGCCCGTCATCGAGAATGCCAGTCTGTGCCCGGTATCCGGCAACCGACATCTCGGCCCATCCGGCATTGGGGTCCTGCGCTGATTGCACACCCTCGGCCACCTGCGCGCGCAGTTCCAGGTCATCGCGCCCGGGATCATTGACCCGCAGCACGATGCGCACGCCGGTGACGCCGGAGGTGAGCCTGACGCTTTCCTGGGTGAGCGTGATGCCATCCATGGGCGGGGGCAGATGATCGGGCTTGCCCAGATCATTCACCCCGGGCGGCAGAGGCTTTTCCTCGGTCGCGGCATCCCAGGGATAGGGATTGTCGATGCTGGCGATCCCGATCTCGCAGAACCCATCCGGGATCGAGAAACTGTGCGAGGTCACCTCGAAGACGCCATCGAGGCCGAATTCATCCGCCGCCTGCACCCGGATCGTGTGAATACCGTCGCCCTTCGGGAAGCGCGCCTTCAACCCGACCAGGTTGGTGCGCATGGTGCCGACATGGGTGCGGCGGTCCTTGGCGAACTTGATCTTCATCAGGCGCTGCAGCTGCGTGCCCGAGGGGCACATATCGAGGGGGAGTGAATCCACCCGCCGCTCCTGCGTGAGCAAGGCGGCTTCGTCCCTGATTTCCTCGACCGGTGTCGACTGATAGGCATGGTCCGGACTGGTGAATGATCCCTTCAGGACGTTATAGCTCTTGCGCGGATCGAAGCCGTCATCCATCTCGATCGACAGGATATCCTCTGCCGTGATGGTCACGTCTGGCTCGGACCAGGCACCGCCGAGGATGCCGATATTGCCATCGGCATCCTCGTAAACCTGGCCATCACAGGTCGCCAGCATCCTGGCGGTGACATCCTTCAATGGTTCCGTCAGGCTGTAATAGCCGCCCATGCGATATCTCGGCTCGGTTCCACCGGATGCCAGTGGCACGGCTTCATCGCAAAGCGCTGCGAAACTCGCCCAGCTGGCACTGTTCAGACGCGCGGCGGGAATGTTCCAGCCATCTGCATGCGTCAGCAGATCCCGGATGCAGAGCCCGGCATTTTCGGAATAGACCGGTGTTCCGGACAGGTCCGAGACGACTGATCCCAAGACCTCGACCTGGACATTGGTATGCGGCCCTTTCGGAAAATACTCCTGGAAATCCTCATCCGCCGGATCGCCCAACACCGCGTAATAGGTCGCCTGTCCTTCGAGGCGATGCTGCGGTGTCCATAGATCCGGAAAGACCTCGGTCAGATCGCCCCAGTCCAGGTCATTGCCGCTGTCACCGGTATTGTAGACCCCGGCATAATCCCCGCCATTGCCGGAGCCGTCCCGGAAATAGACCGTCAAATAGCGGTTGATCCTGCCGCCGCCATCCACGATTGCCGGTGTCGCCCCGGTCTCGACCTTCTCACCATCGACCCAGATATCGATCAACCCGCTGACCTGACCGTGATGGACCACGACGACCTGGTGCAAGCGGCCGCCGCTGGCCTCGAAGAACGCCCGCTGCCCGCCGAGGAGGTTCCGGCCATAGGCGCGGATGCGCGCCCCGTCCGTCTGGCTGAGCGTGGCCATGACCTTTTGCCGGGGGATGTCCGGCTGGTTCAGGGCCGCGCCAGCCAGTGACCACAGCGCGCTGCGGCCGATCGTGAAGATCGCGTTGGTGACGGCAGGCGACAATCCGAACAGGGAGAATGCCCCCGCGCCCGGAAGAACGAAGGTACTGATCAGCGTGAATATCGCCATCTATTTCACCCATGCCTGTTCGGTCAGCCGGTATCCTAGGCGCGCGAGGTCCAGCCCACCTGCCCCGGTCGAGAGCTGCACCGCGGTCGCGCCCCGCTCAGCCGCCCATTTTTCAAAGACCCGCAACAGGCGCAGCCCCGATCCGTCCGAGGCATACCAGCCCATCTCGAAGGCCACCGGCGCCGGGTTGATGATCGTCGGATGGATATGCCCGGCGATGAAGCCGCCGCCCGAAACCCATACCGCGCCGTCGGGATCGGCGATCAGCCCGACGACGGTCCGGGCTGTCCAGCTCCGATCGACCGGAACCGGGCCGTTGACGGCCGCGCGCAGTTCCTCGATCATGTCCACGACGCGCAGCACATCGGCTGCGCCGGCCAATCTTAACCTCTCCATCGCGTCTCGTAGTCATTGGCGTAGATGGGCAGGCGTTCGAAACCCTTGTCGCCGAAATAGCGGGCCTTCTGATCCGAATCGTTCCACAGCCCGAGCGCGGCGGCATTGCGACGAAGGAACAGGCCATGACATTCCAGCTGGATCGTGCGGCTGTTCGGCCCTTCCGCCTTCCATGGCATCCGCTGCATGGTGCCGGAGAACATCGAGAACGGGCTGGCGACGGGCTGCCCGCGCTGGATATCATTCGGGCCGACGCTCACATCCTCCATCGCGAAGAGCTCGCAGCTGATCGTGACGCTGCGGTCGCGAACGCGGGATTTGGCAGCCAGTGCAAGCGCCAGCATTTCCGGCGTAGCAGCCAGTTCGAATGTGACATCCTGTGCAGAAACCTCATAGGAGGTTTCAATCGGGCTGATGCTGATCAGGTCCCCGAGCCCCTGCCATGTGAAGCCTCCTACCTCCAGGTCGCCATAGCCCGTCCACCAGCGCTTCGGGGCATCGAGGAAGTCCATATGGACCAGGGCCGCATGCCCAATCCGGCCATGACGCAGGAACTCGTCGGGGATCGCCAGCAAGTCCTCGCGCGCGCCCATCAGATCGCCTCCACGAAATTGCAGGTCACGATAGTTCCGATCTCACGGCTCTCGGCAAATGCCCCCTCCTGCTCGGTGGCAAACCGCATCCGGCAGACCGGCTTCTCGATCTCGACCTTTGTCCCTGCCGCGACCGCCTCACGCAGCGCCGGCGTAAACATGATGCGATGCGTATTGGCGTCGGGCTGCCAATGTGCCTGCACCCGGTGCAAGCGATCCCCGATGCTGAAATCCTGACCGGGACGGATACCGGTGGTGTCGCCCAGGGTGACATCGATCTGCATGGCCCGCAGCGGCGCGTTTGCCGCCACGGTCATCCGCTCGATATTGGTGTTCTGGAACCCGAAATGCTCCCAGGTCTGCGCATGGGCCAGGCCGGCCGCATCGCCGAACGGCAGCGGATGGCCATCGCGGTCCTTCGGACGGAAGCGGGAAAGTGCCGGCACCAGCGTGGTGCCGATCCGCCCTTCCATCTGGGCCAGGAAAGACCGCCATTCCAGCGTATCGGCCTCGCCGACAAGCTGGAAACTTGCCGATGCCATCCAATGTCCGCGCAGCGTCGGTACCACGGTCTCCGCGCCACTGATCGAGCGCTGCGGATCAAGCGACATGCCGACCGGGAAGAACTGGACTTCCTTGAAGAGTTGCAGATGGGGAAAGGTGACCTCCATCATCAACCCCTTTTCATCCGATATTCTTCCATGGCCTTGGGCACCTGCGACAGGATCGCGGGTGCTGCGCGGCGTATCTCGCCCGTGGCCACGCCCTTGCTGATCTGCTCGACACGCGCCTGCCAGTTCCCGTCCTGGTCCACGAAGACGCGCAGATCCATCTGCCCGGCCTCGGTCTGCCCGTTCCCGATATCGTTCAGCATTCTCCGCGACAGGTCATGCGGGATGACCGTGCTGCCGCCGGGCAGGTTCACCAGCTCACCGCCACGCTCATTGATGCGCGCCAGCCCGCCCCCGAAATCCGTCACGCCATTCGCGAAGCCGGGAATGGCGGGCAATCCGATTCCGCGCAGAGCCGATGTCAGCGGATCTCCCCCACCGAAAAGCGAGCCGAGAAGCCCGCTCAGCCCGCTTGCGAACAGCCGCGACCCCATATCCGAGAGCATGTTGGCGAAGGATGTCTTGATGTTGTCGAAGACATCCGACAGGCTGCGCGCGCCCTGCGTGATGCCGCTGAAATGGGTCAGGATATTGTCCTTGATGCCCTGGCCAAGGTTGTCGGATGCGGCCCGGACGCCCGTCGAGCCAGTGATGATCCCGCTTTGCAGGCCCTGCGTGATATATTGCCCGATCTCCTGCATGACGCGGGAGGGGGAACGGATGCCCATGCCCTCGCGCCAACCCTCCGAATATGCTTCGGCATCGGCGCGGCCCTGGTCTGCTGCGCCCGAGGTGCCCGCCGCCAGCCCCTCGACCATGTGACCGCTGGTTGGCGGCAGCATCAGCCCGGCATCGCCGGGATCGGTCGAGGGATCATAGCCGCTGCTGATCGGCCCCTTGTTGGCACCGGTAGCCCGGTTCAGGAACTGGTTGGCCTGGTCATAGCCGGATTTGAGCTTGTCGATGATCGGCTTGATGGTGTTCCAGGCCGACTGGAACTTGGCGGCGACGGCATCGAGAACCGCCTCCAGGACCGTCTGCACCATGCGCCAGGCTGCCGTGATTTCATCTGTCAAACCGAGCGCATCGGTGATCGGCTTGATGGCATTCTCCCAGGCAGCGGCGAAGATCCCGGAGATCCCGTCCCAGAGTGTCTGGTAATATGTTCTCAGCCCGCCCCAAAGCGTCTTCAGCCCGCTGACCGCCAGCGACATGTCACCGGTGACGATACCGCCTACCAGGTCGGAGAAGCCGCTGAAAATACTGCCGAGGCTGGCAAAGAGATCGCTGAACCACGGGCCAACCTTCTCCCAGTTCTGCCAGATCAGCACGGCGGCACCGGCGATGGCGGCAGCGGCAAGCCCGATCGGGTTGGCGAGAAACGCAAGCGACACCGCGCGCATGACCGTCACCAGCCCGCCCATCACCTTGATCAGCGGCGCAATGGCCGTGGTCATGAGACCGAAGCCGATCAGGACGGGACCGACAGCTGCGGCAGCACCGGCGAGGACCGTGCCCCATTTCAGCAGGGCGGGATTGGCCTGCGACAGCTGCGAAACCAGCTCGGCCAGCTTCTGCACAATATCGGTCACGAATTGCAGCAAGCCGCTTTCGGCGATGGCGAGCTGCAGCGCCTCGAAGGCCGAGGCGAGTTTCCGCATCTCGCCATTGAAGCCCTTCATCCGGGCCTCGGCCTGTTCAGTGGCCGAGGCCTCGTCGATCGCCACCTTCAACTCATTGATGCCATCGGCACCCTGCTGCGCCAGGCCGATCGCCGTACGCAGGGCATCCTGGCCGAATATCTTGGTCAGCGCATCGGTCTTTGCCTCATCCGACAAGCCTGCGAGGCCATCCTGCAGCTCCTGCGCGACCTCGGCCATGGATTTCATGTTGCCCTCGGCATCGAAGAACTCGAGGCCGAGTTCCCGCATGGCGTCTGCGGCAGGCGCGCTTTGCGGGGCAAGCCGTTGCAGGAAGGTCTTGAAGGATGTTCCCGCATCCGAGCCGCTGGCGAAGAGCGAGGAGGTGGCCGCGAGCGCGGCGTTGAAATCCTCGAACTCGACGCCGAGGCCGCCCGCAACACCGCCAGCCTGGGCGAGCGCCAGGCGGTAATCGTCGATGCCGAATTTCGAGGCCGAGAGAACCCCGGTGATCCCGTCCACCACCGGGGCGAGATCGCCTGCCGCCTTGCCGAATTGCAGCATCACATCCGTGGCGATGTCCCCGGCATTGGCCAGATCGGTGCCGGACGCCGCCGCCAGCATCAGCGAGGATTCCAGCGCACCGCCCATGATATCGGCGACAGACAGGCCATTCTTGGCCAGCACCTCGATCGCATCAGCGGCCTGCGAGGCGCTGAACTGGGTGGTGGCGCCGAGCTGCTTGGCCTGTGCCGCCAGTGCCGCCATCTGTTTCTCGGTTGCGCCAGTCACCGCGCCGACACGGTTCATCGAGGCCTCGAAGTTCCCCGCGGTGCGCACTGCGAGCGCACCGAAGCCCGCGATCGGCGCCGAGACTTTCAGGGACAGGTCCTGCCCGATCCGCTGCATGTCGCGGCCGACATTGCGCAGGCTGTTCGATGCCGTCCGCAATCCGGCCTGGAACTCGGACATGTCGAGACCGAGATTGACGCGCAGCGCGCCGATGATCGATGACGGCATGATCTCTCCTTTACGATCGGGACGGTTTCCGGGCGCGACGGGCCGCATAGGCGGCCCACATGCCGGCCTGGTCCTGCCAGTTCACTTTTGTCCGCCGCGTCTTGGCTGCCGGTTTCAGGATCTTGTCGAGCTTTGGCAGTTTCCGGGCCCGGGTGAACGCGGCAACATGCCAGGCGTGCCATGCGGCCTCCCGGGCCTCGCGCTCGATGCGGGCATTCGCTCCCTTCATCTGGGCCAGGTAAAGGCGCGGCGTCAGCGACCAGAAGCCCACTGGGTCAAACCCGGCGGACACGTAGTCGCTATACATATCGAGGATGCTTACTTTCGCCCGGTCCGACGTGCCGGGCGGTTGGCGTTTCCCGCGTCCGCCTCCGGATTCGCGGCAGTGACGGCACGCTGGAACGCATCGATATTTTGGCTGAAGATCCGCCCCGCCATGCGCGCATCCATATCCGGATGACGATCGCGCAGGCAGGCCAGCATCAACGCACGAAGATCATTCATGCGCGCCTCGCCATTCTCCATGACGGCTTCCATATCCTGCCAGCGCGTGCCGGTCAGATCCTCGAATTCACACATGGCATTGAAATCCAGCACCATGGTGTAGGTCTCGCCCTCGTATTCGAGTGCGACCTCGCCCCTATATGCGTTCGCCATCAGGGCACCACCGGCGCAGGCGTGACGGTGATTTCGCCAGTGACCTTCAGCTCCAGCGTTGCGGTCATCCGGTCATCGACCGGGATCCCCTTGCTGTAACCCGAGACCGAACAGGTGAAGGTCACGACCGTACCATTGGCATAGGTTGCCTGGGCATCGACGACATCGCCCGAGCCGATCAGCCCCTCGATCAGCAGATCGGTTGCCGAGCCGGGCACATAATTCATCTCGGCCGAAGCGGTCCCGTTATCCGAGAGCGCCGGAATGAATTCCCGCCGCCGGTTCGGCGATTTGAAATGGGTCACATCGACCTGGTCGATGCTGACTTCGGGCGGGGTGAAGGAATAGACCTCGGCCAATTCCGTAAAACCTGCGGCATCTGCCGTGGCCTTGATTTCGAGGGTCAGGCCATACCCCAGATCAGCTTCACTCATTGCGCTCTCCAATGCGTCATGAAGTCCATGGAAATACGAAAGGGGCGATCGCTCGCCCCATCCTCCCGGTGATCCCGGGTGCTTGCGAGGAAAATCCCTCGGAACGCCCCACCCCTGTGACCGGACAGGACAGACAGGGCGGATCGGGCAAGTTGCTTGGCCACCGGATAGGTTTCCGCGTAGCAATCCACCTGGACACGCCCCTGCCAGAAACCATCGGGGCCGGCATAGGTCAGGCCGTCGATGTTCTCGACGATATTCAGCACGATGCCCGGCCAGGCCTGACCCTGCGGCCAGGCCCCCCAGACAATGGAGCTGGAGGGTATGACGGCGACAATCGCCGCTGAACCTGTCAGCAGCGTCCAGAAATCCTCTTCCATCATGATCAGCCTCCGGTCTTCCTGGCGGCGACACGTGCAACGGATTTCTCGATCTCCTCCCAGAGGATCGGCTTGAGGCGCTCGACGGTCGGTTGCGCTTCGCGATCGAAGGCAGGGCGCAAGAACGGATCGGGCGCATGATGCACGGTGCCGAACTCCTGGAACTTGCCGTAGAAGGAATCCTTCGACGGCCCGAGGTAGAGCTGCACGTCAGATGCCTGACCACTGGCTTTGGCTGCCCGGCGCGCATCTCGCATCGCGGAGACCGCACCGGCCTTGTCGCCGCCCTCGCGCATCGTCCGTGCGTAGGCCGCCCTGCCTGCCTCGTTGACTACCTGCGTGCCGATCCTGATCCCCTCGGACAGATCGCCGCTGAGGACTGGTGCATATTGCTCGGCGAGATCGGCCATGGGTTGCGCCGCCTTCTTCAGGGAGCGGCGCAGCACGGCCTTGCGGGTCGAGGTTTTCTCGATGCGTTCAAGATTGCGCTGCAGCTCACGCAGGCCGGCGATCCTGAGACTGTCACGTGCCATGATCCACCCTCGCGATTGCGGTGATTTCTAGCCCATCGCACCGGCCGATTTCCTTGATGCCGGTGATCCGAAACTCGCGCCCACCCTCGACCAGGCGATCTTTCGCGGTGATGTTTCGTGTAAATTGGGTCGAACGAACAACGAAGCGTGACGCGATCTCCGCATATATCGACCCTGCGATCGCGGTCTCACGATCCCGATCGCTCATGTCACGCCGCCTCGCCCATATTGGCGTACCATGATCTTGCCAGTCTTCAGTCTGGCCGAGCGGTCCAACAGACCCAAAATCTCGCCGGAACTGCACGCGGCGATCGAGATCCCCGGCGCGCATCAGACCCGCCAGACCTTGAGCGGTGTGAGCAGCCGTTCCACCGAGAATGGCAAGGCTGCAGCCGAGATGTCCGCAACCGCCTCGCGATGCAGATACCAATGTCCGACCAGCAGCATGACCGCCATCCGGATCGCACCCCAGGAATCCTCCGAAGTTTCGGCGGACATCTTGACCGCCAGGTCACGTTCAAGCGTACCGGGGACCGAGATCACGAACCACGGATCGGTACAATCTATCGTGATATCTGCCGGCTCTGACGTGCCGTCGGCATTCAACCATTCGGTAGAAATGTTGCTGATTCCGAAGAGCGGCAAACGATATCGCAATACGGTCGAGCCTGCGGGCAGTATGATCTGCCATTCCTGCGGCTGGATGCAGCGCCCAAGCACACCGCGCGGGCCGTCTATATGCGCCATCGCCGCCGCGTAGAGGGCACCGATGTAGTCGTCATCCTCGCTCCCGTCGACGCGGAGATGATGTTTCAGCGCATCGAGCGGCACCAGGTTCTCGGAAGGCGCTGTGACCCGGGTCAGGCTCATTGATTGGCCTTGTTCTGTGGCGTCCGCTCTGCCTTGTTCTGCGGCGGCGGCGCAGCCTTGTCTTGCCTCTTGGCCTCCCCTTTCGCCTCGGCCAGCACGCCGGATCTGACCAGGTGCCCGACTAGCGCCGGATCGGCCCTGCGCGTGTCGCCGGTTCTATAGGGCCTGTCGCCGATATGTTCACGTTTCACGAGATAGGATTTCATGGGAACCTCCAGAATGAAGAAGGGCGGCAGCGCCGCCCTCCTGGTAATCGCATTCCGCCTTACGGAGCCGGAACGACGGGCGCGAGATCGCCGTAGATGAAGGCTTCCGGCCGGTAGACGGCCAGGGCGATGCGCTCTTCGGCCAGGAGCGTCAGCAGGTTCCTGGTGAAATCGTCATTCTCGAAGCCCGCCTCGACACGGGAATCCCAGAGGTCGAAGACCTCGGCCCCCATCTGGAACGCACCGGTCAGGAACTTGCCCTGAATGATGGCCGGTGTCTCGACCACCGGCAGGCGCCAGAGGCTGGAGGGGGCATTGCCCTGGGGCTGGCCGATGATGTGACGGCCGATTTCGTCCTTGGTCAGCTCGATCGCCGCCCAGTCGATGGGATTAAGCACATGCCCGGTTGCCGGATATTCGGCCAGGACAGCCTGCAGCGCCGCGATGCGCAGGGTATCGATGATCGTCAGGCCTTCCGTCGGCACACCCACGGGAGGAGCATAAGCCGTCGCCTGCGGAATGATCCCGTGCAGGTTTTGCCCGGTGCCATCACCATGAAGCAGTTGCTGCTCTTCCACATAAGCCAGGCCGAAGAGAAGCCGGTTGTCGATATGCGAGCGCAGCTGCGACACATCGCTCAATGCCTGTTTCGACACCTTCATCCAATGCGCGATGACCTTCGCGGAGGTCGAGACCAGGTCAAGCTGGATATCCGATCCCGGCTTTTTCACCCCTTCGGCAACCGGCGCCGCGTTATTGGTGAAGCCGACTTCGCGGATATATTCCAGCGCGGCAGTATCGATGCGCCCCTGCGAAATCAGGTCGCGAACGACCAGACGCTGGCGAGGCAGTTCCTGGATGCCGGGCAACCGGGTCCGATCCGTCGCGGCGCCGACAGAGCCTGGCGCATTCGTGGTCGAGGTAGTGATCGTGGCCTTGACGGCAAGATCGGCCTTGCCCTGGCGCGGGCGGCCATCGGCCCAGGATTTGAACCCTTCGCTTTCGACGAAACGTGCGCCGAGCGACATCACCTCGGCAGCTTCGTCACCACCCGATCGGGCCATCTTCTGGGCCAGTTCGGTCACCTGGCCGCTGAGCTCGTTCATTTTGACAAGGGCCTCATCGGCATCCTGCTTGAGCTGATCGGTCAGCTTTTCTCCGGCCTGCGCCTTGCCAAGTGCCTCGTCGGCGATGGCCTTGACCTTGTTCACCGCCTCGTCCTGCGCAGCCTTGAATTCCTCGGCCAGCTGCTGAGCCGATTTCTGTTCCGACATGGGGAACCTCCAGATTTTCGAGATGAAGGGCGTCAGCCCGAGAGAGCCTGCAGGAATGCAAGCCCGTTTGCCGCGTTGTCAGGTTCCCCCTGACCTTTCAGGTGGAGCCGCACGGCACGCTCCGCCTGCGAGTTCGAAAAACCGAAGGCCCCCTTCAGCAATGTCTCGAACTCCCGCTCCGTCAGCCGATCCCCGGCCCGGAGCTTTTCCGTTGCTTCATGAACCCGCCGCTCGGATTTGACCGCGGCGATGGTGGCGTTCTCATTCGCGCCGATGCTGACGATCGACACCTCGCGCAGGTCCAGCTTGGTCAGCGTCCAGATGTCGCGATCCTCATCGACCTCGTAGCCCTGGATGCGATAACCGATCGACAACCCGTCGATGTCGCCGGATTTCAGCAATTCGTAAGCCTCGCGGGCACGCTGCACACCCATGTTGAGCTGGCCGGTGACCATGAGGCCCTTGCCATCTTCGACCGCCATGGTCCAACGGCCGATCGGCTCGCGCGGATCATGTTGCCAGAACATCTTGGGCATGGTGCCCTTGGTCGCATGTTCTGCCAGGCTGTCAGAGAATGCCCCGGGCGCGATGACATCACCATAGCTGTCGGGTTCGCCACCGAATGTGCTGGCGTAACCCTCGAACTGCCCCTTGTCGCTCAGCGCCTTGATGTCGAGAAGCGCTGCACCCTGCTTGATCTTCATTTCAGCCCCCTTCGACTGTTCCGCCCTGGATCAGGGCCTCGAGATCGGAAATCGGAACATTCTGTTTTTGGATGCGTGGCACATCGCCACCATCGACCGGCGGCAGGTTTTCCTTGGCCCGCACCTCGTTGATCGTCAGCCAGCCATCGCCCAGCCCCGATTTGTAGAAGGCGGCGCGACCGGCACTGTCACCGCGCAACAATCCTTCGAGATTGAACTCGATCATGATGCCCGCCTGGCGCTCGGCGGGGCTCAGCAACTGCTTGCACAAGGCCTGCTCGATCCGCTTGAGACGGCGGCGCAGGGTGAATTTCTGGAACAGCAGAACCTGTTGCTCCACCCCGGTCGGCCAACTGGTGGTTTTGGATCCATGCTGGATCATCACTGGCGGCACCCCGAAGAACCGGCAGATTTCCTCGACGGAATGCCCGCGCGTCTCCAGCATCTGGGCATCGGCTGGCGGAACCACCAGGCTCTGCCATTCCACACCACCTTCGGCGATGAACGGCTTTCCCGAATTGGCCGCGCCCAGGAACTCGCCCAGCATGTATTTCCGGGCGATCTCGCGGTTTTCTTCTGACAGCCAATCCTTGAATTTCAGGATCCCGGATGGCCGCATGCCATTGCGGAAGAAACCGGAGGCCGATTCATCCGCCGCCATCGCCAGCGAAAACGTGCGCCGCGCAAATGACAGCGTCGACATGCCGCCCATCGGGTCGCCGCCGGGACCACGGATATGCAGCACATCATCTTCGGGCAAGTCGAAGCTATGACGATCGGCGGTCCAGCGATAGCGTAGCGCGCCGGATGCCTCCCGCCGAACCGACATCATGTTCGGCCAGACCGGGACAAGGGCAACGACCTTGCCGCCAAGCCGCTCGATCCGGGCATAGGCATTGCCCCACAGCTCGATCGACATCGTGATGAAGTCCCAGAAATCCAGCGACGTCTGATCCGCGTTGGGACTATCATGCAGCACAGCATGGAGCGACAAATTGCGGCGCGGTCGCCGATTGCCATCTGCCTCGCGCTGGTAAACCTGCAGGGGCAGCGAACTGATCGTGCCCGAGATCAGATTCACGCAACCCCATACTGCTGCGAGCGCCATACTGGACGTTGCGCTAACTGCGGGTCCGGCATCGTTTCCCGTGCCTGGAGCGCGAAAATCGGCATGGTTCCGCAGGTCAAGCGGGCGGACCTCGTCCCGTGACCAGCCGAACATCTTGCGCAAAAGCTTCATGCCGTCACCATGCTCCGGAAATACGAATCCTGCCGTTTTTGGTTGTCTTCCCTGGGCGAGCGCATCAGCGCCACGCCGGTGGCCATGGCCAGTGAGACCATGCCGTCGATCCGCCCGAAGGCATTGGGCTTGTCGAACATCCGATGCCCGGTCCGGTTTTCGGCATAGACGACGCTGGCCGCCATGCTGTCGAGGAGCGGGTTGAAACTGATCCCGATCCGCTCCTCGTAAATGGCCGCCTCCAGCTTGTTGATGCTGTCCGGCATCCACAGGTAGATTTCCTGCTGACCTTCCGGGGCCTGTGGATCCTTTTCGAGAATCCGTTTCTGGAACCCCTGCGGATGGATCTCGGCCGGAATGACGATGCCGTTATCGGTCAGGTGTTCCTGCAGGCGCTCCAGCCCGTATTGGTCGCAGCCGATCACCTGGGGCGAGAACTCGGCATTGATCCTTGCAATGGCATCGGCCAGCCAGGCGTATTTGAGGCGATCCCCCGGGACCGCCTCGATATGCCCCTCGCGCGCCCATTGATCATAGGGTGCCTGATCGGTCGCAGCGCGATCGAGAAGCGTATCCTTCGGCGTCCAGAACCAGGTCCTGGCCGCAAAGCGCTCTGCGTCCCGTGTCGGATCGATCAGCCATAGAAGGGTCAGGGCCGAAAAGTCCCGCGTCTGGCTGAGATCCAACCCGCCGAAACAGGGATATCCTGCCTCGACCATGTCGCGGGGGTCGAAATCATGCCGGCAGGCAAGCCAGGACTCGCGCTTGATGGCAGCGGTCTGCGCCTGCGTCCACTCGCAGAAATGCAGCCGCGCGATGCCATTGCGCTTGCCGGGCATCTTCCTGGCCTGGTCAACCTGTGCCGCCAGCCATTCCGTGCTGATCGTCACATCCAGCAGCGGATTGGCCTTCACCCAGCAGGAAGGATCATTCTCCCAATCATCGCCCTCATCGAGCGAGCAGACAAAGGCGAAGCTGGTGTCATCCTCGATGATACCGGCCGCGACACGCACCGCGTGCTGATGCTCCTCCCAGCAGATCGACTTGCGGTCGGAGCCGCTATTCGTCGCCATGCAGAGCAAGGGCTGCATGCGGAACTTGAAGCCGCGTTCCAGCATATCGATCGTGTCGCGGCTCGGATGCTCATGCACCTCGTCGCACAGGGCGCCATGTGGGCGCGGCCCGGATTGACCGCCCGATTTGGCCTCGTTGGCGATCGGCTTGAAGAACCGTGTCCCACCGTCCTTGCCCTTGTAGGTCAGCTGCCAGACCGGGTTCTGGCCCTGCTGGCCAATCTTGCGGCTGAGCCGTGGCGACTGGTCGACCATGGCAACAGCATCCTGAAAGAGGATCCGCGCCTGGTCCTTCTTCGCGGCGGCCGAGTAAATCTCGGCCCTCGCCTCGCCATCCGCGACCATCAGGTAAAGGCCGATCCCGCCGAGCATCGGGCTCTTGCCGTTGCCCTTGCCTTCTTCGTCGTAGAAACGACGAAAGCGGCGCAACCCCGTCGCCTTCCATTTCCAGCCGAAAAGCGATCCGACCCGGAACGCCTGGCTGGGGTGCAGCACGAAGGGAATCCCCTCGAACTGGCCACCATTCAGACGCAGGTTCCGCGCGAACCAGCCGATGACCTTCTTCGCCGCCGCCAGGTCCCAGACCAGCCCACGCGCCGGCCCCTCTTCCAGGTCGCGCAGATGCCGTGCAGCGGCATCCCGGACATGCGGCCCGGCAACAATCTTGCCCGCGACCACATCCTGCGCCCAGGCCGTGACCGGATCGGCCTCGTAACGCGCCTGGTCGGCGGCCTCAGCTGAAATCGTCATCCTCGTCGCCGAAATTGAAGCCGAGCTGTGCCTGGGCACCGAGCGCCCGCGCGCCCGCCGGCGTCATCCCGAAATCATTGAGCATCCCGCGTATCTGCCCCCAAACCACATTGGCCTGCGCGGCCTCGGGGCGGGAGCGGAGCTGATCCCCGTTGCGGCCCCCCTTGGTGGCGTAGCTTTCGCCATCCTCGTCCAGAACCAGCTTGAGCCGCCTGTAGCGGGCAATCGTCTCGCACAGGAGTTCGAATGCGAACACATTCACCTCATCGAGCCGGTTGCGTGCCGGATGGCAGAGCGGTGGCGCCAAGCGGTCATAGATCCAGCGCACCTCGCCCGACATGCCTTCCGGGCGTAACTCGGCAGCGCGGGCGATGGCGCGCGCCTGCAGGTTATGCCCGGCATCGCCATCCTCCCGCATCGGGATGATGGCCTGTTCATTCGGCCTCCGCCCTCGTGCCATGATGTTCCGCTCTCCTTTTACCCTCTGAACAGTGGGTTTTTTCAACTCAATTTCGGTTTTGCGCACAGAAACTGTCGCCACCGGTCCCCAGCCCGCAGTCCCCTGGACTTTCCCATACCCCCCTACCGGTTGGCCGGGTGATCGGGATCGAGCGGCCAGCCATCCGCACCGCGGGCATTGGAAAACCCGCGAAGCTCTTCGCGCTGCTTGACGATGTCATGGTGATCCGGGCACAGCGTCTGCCAGTTGCCCGGATCCCAGAACAGGGTGAGATCACCGCGATGCGGCACGATATGGTCAACGACCAGGAAGCACCGTTTCGGGTTCGATTGCCGCTCGCCCGCCGCTGTCAGTGAGCCGTCATTCACGATCCCCATCTGGCGGCAGTACCGGCAGATCGGTTCGCTGGCGAGATGAGCGAGGCGGGAGCGTTTCCAGCGCGCCGTCTTGTACAGACCAAAGCGCGACATGACTGTCCCCGGAAATGACGATGCCCGCTCGGGATGATCCCTGCGGGCATACGTCTTGATGATAGGAAAAAATATAAGCCCGTGCGGGATAAGCCGTCAAGGAAGTATTTTTTCCGATTTACCGGCCCAACACTCAGGGGCACCGCCCTCGCCGATCTTCCCCTAACCCATATCAAGAAGAGCAACCTAGCGGCTGCCCTTCTCAATCATTAAGATTGAACCTTTTAATACAGCACCTTAAGCGCCAATCATCGCGCAGTTGTTCCGAACATGCCGTGCCGCTAGTTCTCGTCCCATTCTCCCTGAGACAAGGGGACGAACAGCCGCAGGAAGATCGGCCGGATTGCGGTCACGCAGTTGCGGAAAGATATCAAAAATCTCTTCCAGCGCTGCCTTCCCGACAGTTTTTAGTGCCTCAGGCCCGGTATACAGACTTTCGGTCTCCGCGCCGTTCGAACAAACTATCTCGTGGCGGTCGAACAGAAAATGTATATATTCCACTTCCTCGACATCGTCCAAGATATCAACGCCCTCCAGGCAGAGAAGTTGTTTTGCGGCAACGAGGACTTCGAGGGTCCCGAACATTTGTTGCGCGATCCTGGAACGTACCAGGACACGATGCTGAGGCGAGACCAGGAGATCCGTCGATGGCTTATTGTCACCGAGCGCACCAGCCCGGATGCGTATTGGCTTCAGTCGAGGATCATTCATCAGGTCACCAACAAACAACCTTCGAGTGCCGATCCAACGGATCGACTGATAACCGTTATCCTTCGTCAGGACAGAAGTACCGACTTGCAGGTTCTCTACCGGAACCGGACCTTCTCTGGTCTCAATCACTGTCCCGCGCACAAAACACACGACACCAATACTCTCAAGACTTACAGGTGGATAGTTCTGCTGCAAGGCCGCCATGACGTCGCTGATATCATCCCCTTGCTCATACGCGGTAGAGGAGTACAGGTAGCCTTCGCCTGTGTTGCCATCACCCGCTCCATCGTAAAGCAAACCATCAGATCCCGAGCCCTGTGTATGACCATTAGAGGCTTCCAGATATGCAGCCCATTCTTCTTGCGTAATCTGATTATCACCATCGGCATCCACACCGGAAATAGGAACCAGCTCCGAAGTTGACTGTACAACTCCGTCTACCACGTACGTTTTGTATGCATAAATCGTCATTATTCACGATGACCTTTTTCTACATGCCAAACATCTCACTGCTTGAGATATTTACGGCAGTTTAGTTGAAAAGAATCTCCGCCACATTGCTCGACAGGGTCGATCCACATCTCCGAAATCTTTAATTAACTCGCAGAAGATTCGAGGGTGAAAAAGCCTGAGTTCTCCTCCCCTGTCATCGCCAAGCATGATGAAAAATGTCCGGCTCACGGACTGCAGCACACCCAGAAAGAAGGTCGAGCTTATGATGAAGTCAGTAAAGTATTCTAGGTACGATTACCTATGCGCAACCGACTGAATTTGTTATGGTTTAATATTATCATTAAATTTCATCGACTTAAAAATGAACTCTGCAGTGCAAAATATGAGCGCGATTACATCATCTTTTTTGATGATGACATCAGTGACGACATCCGGGTAGTTAGCCGTCCAGCACACATTTCATCATTACTTAGAGCTTCAATCTTTGCGCCAGATTTCCCTCAAATAAACAGCATGAGAACAGTCTTTTTCGATTTCACCACTTTTACCCAAGCTCCTCCGCTCCCGAACAGGACTCAATCCGAAAGAAGTTTACAGGGTTTTGCTTCATCTTCTGCGATTGAAATATCCGGAACGATCTCTCCAGTTTTGAAATTCACTGCAGATGGTTTCGAATCTGAATTTTTTAATACCATCCCTCATCATTACAGAGTTTTTGCGAAAGAATGTCTTGGCAGTTTCAGGAAACTGCCTTATCCATTTTACTTTGGAAGCAATATTCTCTGGACAATGCTGCCAGGAAAATACCCCGCATCCGGGGAGATTGTTATGTTCAGCATCAACGCAATTATAAAATTCATTGAACGAGAATTTCACGGGGAAAAAATTACCACGGCAGAAGCAACGCTGTTATGCAAGCTTATAAGCGGGCACTTGCTTGAAGACATTGCGCGCGACAGTCACAAAAGCATTTCCACACTCAGAACACAATCTCGCAGGATAAGAGAAAAAATTGAAATAAAGAGAATATCAAATTTGGATTTTTTAGTTGGATTTCGTCTTGTTTTTCTTTCCAGAAACAAAGAGAACCGATTAACCATTCTGACCGAACCGCCTGCATAGCTGCGTTCAGGCGAGCTTTGCTTTTTTCCTTTTCAGGCATTCCCACACGCATGACATGTGGAGCTGTCCAGACGTCATTTAGGGTTCTGGACTGCTGCTATGATAGATGCCCGCCGGCCTGACGCTATTATTACTCTAATACCCCTCAACTGCAGCTTCTTCATCATGTTTGGTGATGACGCAGACGAGCATTCCTGCGCCTGTACAGCTACGCAATCAAACGATTCTCCTAGATTGCTCCTCGTTAGCACCGAGGCGACGGCTGCAATGTGGCACCATTGCAGCCGTCATATTCTCGATTTTTCCAATGCCAGGAGTGCCTTCATTGTGCGCCAGCTGCCAGGCAGATCAAACCTAAAGCTACGCACCAGAAAGACATCGATATCCGGATCACCGCATGCGATCCAACACATTCGCAAGAGCATCGACCAATCGCTTGACGTGTTTTCCATCCCCCGCCCACCCATGCGCCTGCAACACCTGACGAAACGACTTCCCCTGAAGGCAGATCGCATCGACAAGGTCACGATCCCGGATATTACGCGCCGATTTTCCACCCCGTGCCGACGGTCGGACCCGGCGGACCTGCATCGCCACACCGTTGCCGATTGCCCGCCGCATCCGCCGGATCGCCTCGCCTTCGACAATGAAGGCATCCATGAAATCCCTGCCCTGCCCCGATCCGGACTCGGCCCGGCCCTCCATGCTGGCCAGTTTCATCCCGCCGGCGTCATGTCGTTCAACAAGATCGCGATAGAGCCGTGCCACGTTCACCTGCCCCTTGGTGAAGGGCGGGGTCTCGTTCCGTTTCGCCGCCTTGAGCGCCAGCGTGTCGAAGATATCCATGGCCTGCGCCGCCTTGAACCCGCGCCAGCCGGTTTCCTCAACCTTCCAGCCGCTCCTGTCCTTCGGGTCAGGCATCATGACATGCGGGGTGACGCTGCGCGCGGGCCCGCGCGCCGGAGCCACCGGGATGGCCGGGCCACAACCCTCGGCCGGAGCCGCCCGGGTCATAATCCTTTCCAGCCGGTCACGTTCCTCATGCAGCCGCACCGCACCCGCTACCGGATTGATCACTGTCATGGCCTGTCCCTTCTTCCACGGCGGATTGAATAGCCTCGATCTCGGCCAGTTCGGCATGCCAGCCTTCCAGCCAGCGCCTTTCCTCGGGCGTGGCCCGCCCGGCCTCGATATTCTCACGGATCACCCGGCGCTTGTGCCGGTTGCCATCGGCCTCCTGCCTGAGCCGGGAGATGATGTATTTGCCCGGTGGCGGACCAAGCTTCTTGGCGATCTGGAACAGCTCCACTGCCCAGCCCTCCGCCATCGCCTGACGCCCCATGGCCGATTTGATCAGGCTGCGCGCATAGGCACAGTCACGCGGCGGCGGGCATTGCAGGGTCATCGCCCAGTGCCGGATCAGGCCCTCCTCGGGCCAGATGCCCTTTACCGCGTGCCGGGCGATAAGATCTCGCATGGCGCGCAGATTGTCATCCGACATGTAGCCAAGCCAGCCGCGCAACCGGCCCAGGCTCTTGTCATGCGCCTCGGCGCTCACGCCGCGCTTGCGCGACAGGCCCGCCAAGGGCTCGAACAGCAGCGCATCAACCCGCGCCCTCGCTTCCGCCGTCACACCCGACATCGCAATCATCCCTCCTTTCTCAGCCCTTCCGACTTATCCACAAGCGCGGCGATGCCAGTGTCGCGACAACGCCGCTGTCCCTGTCTATGTCTTTGTCCCTGTCTCTATCGAACGAGACAGTCTTGAAGTGTCTTCGGACTGTCTCAGACTGTCTTTCGGACAATGTCGGGACAGTTCGGATATATCTCAGCCGCGCGCTCGATTTCGCGTCATGGTCAGGTCCAGCATATGATCGGACCACCGGGCGATACCGCGCTCGATCCAGCTTGCTGACCTATATTCACAGCCTTCTTTCACCAACCATTCATCAATCCAGCGAACTGCAGCATCGTTCTGTGCCAATTCCGCCTGGTAGCCTGCGAGCGACGATCGCAGGCGCAGCAGACGTTTCGCGGCACTGGCCGCGTCGCTCCGCGCCCGGTGATCCTCTTTGCGCGAGATCGCCTCGGTCAGCGATCGCAGCACCATCGGATGCATGAGCCGGACCTCATCGCCGCATCTGACCCGTCGCCATTTATGTAGCGGACCGAACTCCAGCCGGCAGAGCTGCGAGAAATGATCGCGATCGATGAACAGCATCTTCGCCAGGACCGCGTGATCGGTCGGCAGCGTGCCCACCGGTGACTGGTCATAGCTGATATTGATCAGGTCGAAATACAGCGCCCGGCATTCAGCCGTGCCTTTCAGGCGCATATCGCAGTTCAGCCAGCGCCGGCGCTCCCAAGCCATGAAGTAATGGCCATCCAGGCGCACCTCGGCGGTCAGCGGATATTCGTCCAGATCATCGACAGCGGCGAGATGTACCTGCGTCATGTCGCCGCCTTTACTCGCCGTTCACAGAAATAAAAGAAGTTACTTTTATTCTTGAAGCGACGAATTAAAGTCACTACTTTAATTCTGCGAAAAGAGGATGTGACCCATCGATGCGATATGCGTGGGATGACGAGAAAAACACTGCGAACCGCCAGAAACACGGCATCGACTTCAACGAAATGGCCGGTTTTGACTGGGACTTTGCCGCGCTTCTGGAGACGCAGACCATTGACTTCGAAGAGCGGGAACTTTGGGCCGGCCCCATCGGAAACAGGCTCTTTGCTGTTGTCGTAACCGAACGCCATGGCGCCGTGCTGCGGATCATCTCGCTGCGCCGCGCCACCAATACCGAAATTAACCTTTGGAGAAAGGAGTTCAGCCATGGGTAAGAAAGCACCACTGATCATTCCGGACAACACCCCCGAAGAGGACGAGGAAATCCGTCGGGCAATTGCCGACGATCCCGACACCTGGGAGGCGTCGCCTGATGCGAAGGTTATCCGGCGTGGCCGCCCTGCAGGGTCGAACAAGTCGCAGGTCACTGTTAAGCTGGACAATGACGTCCTCGAACATTTGCGCGCAGGCGGCCGCGGCTGGCAAACCCGCATGAATGCCGCATTGCGCGAGGCATTGGGGCTGTAGTCGGCGCTTACACTCATGCCGCGATCCTCTTGCGGATCAGGGTCGCGCGATGATCGCCCTCTGCCACGGCCTGCCGGAACTTCATCAGTACCTGATCGGCATCAATGCCGGCCGCCGCACAGACCAGCCGGAAATCCCGGCTGCCGAACCAGTTGCGTGCATGCGCAATATCCCATGGCCGCGCACTGACCGACGGATGCAGGGCATCCTCCCATGCGGTCGAGAGCACGTTGCACCACAGCGCCCGGCAGCTATCCGTCTCGATATGCGGATATCCGTGATCGGATCTCATCATTCTCTCTCATCCCAATCGAACCCGCCGCGCCGGAAGAATTTTTCCGCCGTCGACTTGAACCGGTGATGCAGGTTGAGGGCGCGGACAGACCGCGCCCTGTAGAACCGGTAAAGCAGATAATTGAGAAGCTTGCTCATCTCCGCCCCTCGATCTTGCCAAAGACGATTTCGGCGCCGGCGATGGCGAGAACGGCCATGACGTAGCGCAGCGAAGCGTCATGTTCTTCGCGAAGCCAGTTCTTCACCTGGCGTTGCGATACATCGAGGACGCCAGCCGCCTTGACGGTGAGATCATGCTCGGATGGTGACGGAAACGCGCGCCAAAGCATGTTGCGAAACCACCTTCGTGGATTTTCGGCAGGATTTTTCATCGGAAAGTCTCCATGTTTCACTTGCGATGATGAAACTGGAGATGGATCGGCAAACGGGGACGCGGCGTGTTTGGTCATGCGGCGTCCTCGGAGGTTTTGGGAGGCGAAATCTCGAAATCGGGGAAAAAATGCTCGGGGGACAGAGGTATGCCGCGTTCGCGCGCTGCAGACATGATCATCTGCTGGCAGTCCGCTGGGATAAGCCCCCCAGTCCCACCTCGATCCTTCGGGTACGTCCAACGACGTACGCGAATCTCGCTTCGACCGGTCATGCCAGATACGGCAGCGAAGCCACCGCAAAGTTTGATTATGGAGTGAGCAGGTTCCAACATGACTCTAAAAGATGCGATAATCGCACTAATTGTCAAGTCAGATTGTTTCGATTTTCATCGATATACAGTGATTGCGAAATCCGCAACAAACGCATGTATGGAGAACATTGACCGCCATTGGATCAAAGTACGGCTGGCACGTATGGGGCGCGGCGCACAGGCGCGCCTTGCGGACCACCTCGGCATCGACCCGAACAAGATGTCAAAAATCATGAGCGGCACCAGGGAAATTCAGCAAGATGAAATTCCAAAAGTGCTATCATTCTTCAATGCGCGGATCGTGACACACGACAATCTGGACCAGGATTTGGAGACGCTTCTTCGCGGGGCGAGCAAGTTGAATAGTGACGGAAAACGGCTTTTACAAAGGCAACTGAATGAACTTCTGGAGACCCCATCTCTTGTTCAGCCATCAGAAAGCAGTTCGCGAGACAAGCAATCTGATTCGGACTAAGACTCAGGATAGCTCGCTCAACTTCTGCGGCTAAGCGTCGGGATTTTTCCGGCAAATCTCCCGTCATGCGCCCCTCACTCTATAGAACATAACAAGAACATTAGGCAACTATTCGCCGATAGCGCAACCCTATGAGTGCGGAATCTGCAACTATCGGCGCTGCCATTTCATGGCATGATGCACATTGAATGCGATAATCGCATTATTTCTTCTTGACCTTTAATTGCGATAATCGCACATTTAGCTTCATCGTAACCCGATGGGGCCATTGTCATGTCATTCTCTCCTATTGACACCCTTGCCCGGACCGAGCCTGTCAACACGCCGGCAAGGCGCGGCACGCTCATTGTCCGGTATCGCGACGGTGAACCTGAATGCTTTCCGGGGGTAGCATTCGCCGCTGCCAATCGGGTCTTCGATGAAGTTCATGACGCCGGGAGTTTCACCGGCTCTCTCCGTGTTACAGCAGATGGCGGCCTCGGTTTTGTGATCAACCTGTCCGAGGTCGCCAGTCTGAGCTTCCGCCTCGATGACGCGGAGGATCAGCCATGATCCTCGAATTGATCGCCCTCCGCGCCGCCCAAGCCGTTCTGTTCATCATGTTCCTACTCACGGCCCCGACCTTCATGGCGTTGCTGATCCGGTGGGGCGGCATGGCGCTGCGCCAGGCGATGGGCTGGTGACGATGAGCGCGCAATTCATCTCAGATGCGATTGAATTTGCCGCCGTACAGAGACCGTCCAGCCTTATTGTGGGCGCGCTTTCGCAGGCGCTCGATAATCGGCGGCTCCGCACCGTAAAGTGCGGTCATGCAGGCCTCGACTTCTTTCGCACTCTTCCCTCGTTGAAAATCGGCCATGAGGTCGTAATAGCGCTGCCGCAGAACCGCGTGATCTCGCGCAACCTTGCCAAAGTCCCAAACCAGCTGCAGCGATCCGATAAGCGCCACGGCAAGGCCCATCCAAAGCGCCCAATTTGGATGCCTGGCTCCAATGGCCGCTGCCGCGCCAGAACCGAGAAGCAGGTTCAGCATCGTCAAAAGACGGTGCCACCGCATCAGCGTGGTTTCGGCCATATCGTGATACAGCGCCGAAAACAGCAGTTTGAATGTAGGGTCTACTTTTGGGGCGGTTGGATAATTGGTGGTTGGCCCTTGGTGCCCCCGCCCGGGTTCGGTTTCGAGCCGGGACTGCTCGGCTTCGGTGCGCTCGCCCATCTGATCACTCCCATTCAAATCGTCTCCTTGTGCGTGTTCCATAAGGTGATGAAGGCACCGGGAAGTGCGGGTAACACTTTCCGGTGCTGCCAATATACCTTGCCCCACACGTTTGGTGAAGCACGACATCTTGTATTTCGGATCCGCGCCCGTGGTGGGCGCGGCGCCGGGGCGGCAGCCAATTTTTCTGAAAGGCTGTTCCTTTCCACGGACACTTTGAAGCCATTCCGGCCGATTTTCCCCGCGCAGCCTCCCGCATGTCAGATCGCGGCGCTCGGGCAACTGGCGGCTCTGCCGTGCATCCGCCGCATTTCTTCTTTAGTCTGAAAGGATTGCCCATGACGCGGCACGAGCTCAATTTCCTTGAATTCATCCAAGGCCTTCGGCGCGGCGAGTTGCCGGAACATTGTGATCAGAAACTCGCCGAGTTGATCAAGGCTATCCAGCAGAGCAAAGCGCCTGATGCTCCGCTGCCGATCGATCTGCCTGCCGTCGGGGGCGAGGAACCACCCTCGCCTCTCCAAACCCTCGGACGCCGCGATCTGGTCTATATTGCCATTGGCATGTTCGCGTGTTTCGCAGGCGGCGCGCTGGCTATGTGGGTGCTGAGATGAGCGTTAGGACCTTCACCCGCGAACAATTGCGCGGGGCATACGCCTTTCAGGTCCGCCAGGGCTACACGGGCGACATGGGTCGCACCGCTGCCGCGATGAAGCTGCTGGGCTCCGATGCCACCGACGACCAGATCGAGCAGCTGGCGACGGAGATCGGGCGGGCAGTTGAGGCGGAGGGCAATCAGGCATGACCGCCGAGTGCAACTTTCTGGTCCGGGCAATCTATCGCGTTGTTATCTGGCCGACGGCGTAAGATGGCTATACATGACATGGGCATATATCCCGGGCGGCCCCGAAACGGCCTCAGCCTCTGCGCCGGATACGGCGGGCTCGATCTCGGATTGCAGCTTGCCGAGCCGGGTTTTCACACCCGCTGCTTTGTTGAGCTCGATCCCGACGCCCAGGCCGCGCTTGTCGCTGGAATGGTGGGTGGAAATCTGCCCGGTCTTGCCGAACATGGCGCCGGACCTTCGAGAACCGGATCGACCGCCGCAAGCAGACGGCGCGCCCGATCTTTCCGGCCGGCCCCGGTGTGGGACAACCTGCGCAGCTTCGTCGGCGATGGTTGGCGCGGGCATATCGACACGATCCTTGCGGGCTATCCCTGCCAGCCGTTCAGCGCCGCCGGCCAGCGTCGTGGCGAGGGTGACGAGCGGCATCTCTGGCCCGATATCGAGCGGATCGTCGGAGAGATCGACCCCGAGTGGCTGTTTTTCGAGAACGTCGCAGGTCATGTCAGCCTCGGTCTTGAAACCGTGCTGCGAAGAATATGGCACATGGGCTTCACGCCTGCGGCTGGCCTCTTCTCGGCGGGCGAAACAGGCACGACGCATGAGCGCCTCCGCGTCTTCATCGTGGCCCACCGCCAAGGCAATGACCGGCGGTGCGAACTGCAATCGGGAAGCGCGCGGCGCGGGCGGACCGGACCTTCAGGAAGCAGTCCGGAACTGGCCCACGCCGATGGCGGGCACTCCGGCGCAGAACGGCAACAATGCGGCGGGCAACTCGGATTTCAGCCGGAAGGCCGAGGAACTGGCGCGGGGTCTATGGGGCATTCCGAGGGGATCGGACGGCGCGAAAGGCGGGCCTGGCCAGAGTTTCGGAGCGGGCGGGATGCCGTTGCCGGCGCAGGCAGCGCAATGGCCAACGCCCGCCAGCCGGGATCACAAGGGCAGCAGCCCCGCGAGCATGATCCGGGTCAATGGAAAAACCCGGCTGGACCTTCTGGACCATCGGGCCGAGCAAGCCTTCACCCGCCCGGACCTGCCGATGTCGATCGGTGGGCCGACATTCTCGGAACGTCTCCGTATCTCGCGCCGGCTGCGAGCCTACGTGATTGTCTGTCATGGGCGGGCGACCTGGCGGCGGCTCTTGCGGGGCCGGGCGGCGCGGCGGCTCAATCCGCTCTTTGTCGAATGGCTGATGGGCTGGCCGGAAGGTCACGCGCTCTGCGCGGCCTCGGAAACGGCGTTCATCCGCTGGCAGCGGGATATGCGTGGCGCACTCTCGCGGCTGCCCACGGTCTCCGGCCCCTGGATTTGGGAGCCCCCGGCGGAGACGCCGGTCGAGACGCAGATGGTGTTGATATGAGGGAGAGGTTGGCGTGACCGATCATCAATGCCCGGGTTCGCTGTTCATTGCGGATCAAACCATCGCCCAATGCGGCGACTGCGCAGACACCGCCGCAGCGGTTTTGCTGTTTGCCGCATTGATTGCGGGGCTAAAAGCCGGCCGTCATCCCGGTGACCTCGCCGCAGAACTCACGGAACTGACGCTTGCGGCCGAGGCGCTCACGGGAATCAAGGCGAGGGCAGCGCAATGACCCGCGCCCCATCCACCAAGCCCCTGTTCCGGGCCATCAGCGGCAAGGCATCGAGGCCCGCCGACGCAAGGTCGATGTTCGCCGATCTGCCCGAGCAGCGCCGCCCTCAGGCCGATCAGCGCCGCGACGAGGATTTCTATCCAACCGGCCAGCCCGAGGCGATCCGGGCGTTGCTTGCCTATGACGGCGAGCGGATTCGAGATTGCGGGGTGATATGGGAACCGGCCTGCGGCGATGGCGCCCTGGTCCGCGAGATCCGCGCTATGGGCGTTGGCTGCCTGGCTTCCGATCTGATCGACCGCGGCTGCCCGAAGAGCTGGATTGCGGATTTCTACAGCTATCAGGCCAGCCCGGCCCGTGGGATCATCACCAATCCGCCCTATTGCGAGATCAATGCCCGTGACGGCAAGGGCCGCTGGCTACGCCATACATTGGACATGCAGGGCTGGGACTACCTCGCATTGCTGCTGTCATGGGACTGGCCTGCGGCTCGGGCCAATGGCCTTGGCGAGCTGCTGGACACGCATCCGTTCAGCTACTGCTACCTGATGCGCTGGAAGCTGGATTTCACCGGCGAGGGCAGCCCGCCACAGCGAAACGCGTGGTTCATCTGGGATAGGCGCGATCCGCGCGGGCGCGACCAGGCACAGCTTTACCCCGATTTCCGATGGATGGATCGGATCGATGCAAGGCAGGAGGTGATGTTCTGATGGGACGGTCGCTACCCTCATGGGCCGATGAGCCTCTCGATCGCCATCAAGCGGCCCGAGCCCTCGGCATTTGTTCGCGGACGTTGACAGATCGTCTGAAGCAATGGCCCTATTACGAACGGCGGGGCCGCAAGTTAGTCTTCTACCCCGAACATATCCGTCAGCTGAGGGAGGCGTTTAAGTGTCAGGATTGCAGCTCAAAAAGCGAGGCGGAACGTGGTACGCCACCGGAACCATTGGCGGCCAACGCATTCGAAAAAGCCTTGGAACTGGCGACAAGGGGCAAGCCGAAGAACTCCGGGCGCAATACGAAGCGCGGCTCTGGAAACGTCATACCTATGGCGAAGAGGCCGTAAGGACATTCGAGGAAGCAGCTGTCAGTTACCTTGAGCAGGGCGGAGAAGGTAGGTTCCTGCCACCGATACTCAAACACTTCAAAGGCCGTGCAGTCGCCTCGATCAAGCCCGGCGATATCCGTCAGATGGCGATCGAGCTCTTCGACAATCCCGCAACACGAAACCGTCAGGGCATTACCCCTGCCAGATCGGTGATCAACCATGCCCATGAACGCGGCTGGTGTGGTCCGATCAGCGTGAAACTATTTCCGGTGCCGAAGTCGCGAAAACACAAACCGGTCGATCGGACCTGGTTGGATGCCTTCCTCGATCAGTGCGACAAAGACAACCTGCCACATCTGGCCGCCGCTGTCCTCTTCATGAACCAGACGGGGGCAAGGGCGTCTGAGGCAGCGAATTTGATGGGGGAGCATGTCGACCTGCCAAATGCCGCCGTGGTGCTGGCGAAGACGAAGACAGCCGAGTGGCATCCGAGATATCTGACCGCCGAACTCGTGGCCCGCATGGCTTCGCTGGAGATCGCGGACGGCAAGAAGGTATTCGGATATTCGCATCCGACCTCAATCAACCATCGCATGCGCAAGGTCTGCAAACGGGCGCAGATCGAATACCGATCGCCTCACTCTGCAGGTCGCCATTCTTTCGCGACGAACGCTATGCGCCTCGGGGTGGGGATCAAGGATGCGATGGACGCCGGCGGATGGAAATCAGCCGCCCTTTTCATGGAAACCTATGTCCACAGCGATGATCCGGGGCGACGTGTGGCCTCGGCCTTCGAAGGCAAAAAATTGGCACAGGTTCCCGCCAATGGCCTGAAAACAAAATAA